TAGAGAACTCTGGTGGAAAGGAGGAAACTCAAAATGGAGAATAATTCTCTCTTGCATTACGGCATCAAAGGTATGAAGTGGGGCGTCCGCCGTTACCAGAACAAAGACGGCACCCTAACTGCTGCTGGTGAGAAGCGCTATGATCGAGATAAGCGGGAGAACGCGGCTAAGAAGAAAGAAAATCGCATTGACCTTTCGGAGCCCGATCCGAAGCGCTGGGCTAAAGAGGATCTGGAGCGAACCAAGCGAACGGTTGATTTCAGCTCTGACTTATTCAAAGAGATGAGGAAACTGGAGCAGGGTACTGTTTCCAAACCGACTCAAAAGCGGATGGATCTTTCTGGCATGAGCGACAAAGAGATGCGGGACAAAATTAACCGGGAGCTTTTGGAGCAGCAGTATAACCAGCTATTTGCTGATACCTCTCCAGCTCAAGTTTCTAAAGGCCGGCAGGTTCTGAAAACCACCTTGGAAACAGCCGGGAGCGTTTTAGCTATTACCGGTTCTGCTCTGGGTATCGCGCTTGCGATTAAGGAACTGAAGGGGTGAGCATTCTTATGGAAATGCGACACCATGGCGTTCCGCAGCAAAAAGCGTTGATGCTATAACGGGAGGCTGGTGAACAGATGCTATCAAACACCGCTGTACCCCGTTATTATGGCGCATTCCGTGATGTAGTTATCCGCGGTGATATTCCGGTTTGTAAAGAGGTCGCTATGGAGATGTACCGGATCGATCGACTAATCGAATCGCCGAGTTTCTATTACGATGACAAAGCGGTCGAAGGATGGATTGCGTTCTGCGAGAATGAGTTGACTTTGACTGATGGTTCCGACCTTCATCTCCTGGATACCTATAAGCTCTGGGGTGAGCAGGTATTTGGCTGGTATTACTTCGACGACCGTTCAGTCTATGTTCCAAATCCAGATGGAAGGGGCGGTCGCTATGTCACCAAACGAATTAAGCAGCGGCTCACCAAGAAGCAATATTTGATTGTAGGAAGAGGTGCTGCAAAGTCATTATATGACTCCTGTATTCAGGCTTACTTTTGTGTTATAGATGGCGCCACTACGCATCAGATCACCACAGCTCCAACCATGAAGCAGGCAGAAGAGATCGTCAACCCCATCAAGACTGCTATCACCCGAGCGAGAGGTCCAGTCTTTCAGTTTATGACTGAGGGTTCTTTGCAGAATACGACCGGCTCCAGAGCAAACCGGGTCAAGTTGGCCTCGACAAAAAAGGGTATTGAGAATTTCATTTCGGGTTCCCTGATTGAGATTCGTCCTATGTCGGTAGACAAGCTTCAGGGACTTCGTTGTAAGGTGGCCACCGTGGATGAGTGGCTATCTTCCGCTGATGCCCGAGAGGATGTTATTGGAGCCATTGAGCAAGGCGCCTCCAAGCTGGATGATTACCTCATTATAGCAACCAGTTCGGAAGGCACAGTTCGTAATGGCGCCGGTGACACTATCAAAATGGAGTTGATGAACATTCTCCAGGGAATCGGGCCTCCTCAGGAGCATGTGTCTATTTGGTGGTACAAGCTGGACTCTGTTGAGGAAGTAGCTTATCCAGACATGTGGGCCAAGGCTAACCCGAATCTCGGAAAGACCGTGACCTATGAAACTTATCAAAAGGATGTAGACAGAGCCGAGACAGCCCCTGCCACCCGAAATGATATGCTGGCCAAGAGGTTCGGCCTCCCCATGGAAGGATATACCTATTACTTCACTTATGAGGAGACATTACCTCATCGCCGGCAGAGATTTTGGCAGATGCCATGCTCTATGGGCGCGGACCTTTCTCAGGGTGATGACTTCTGTTCCTTCACATTCTTGTTTCCGCTTCGTGACGGATCGTTCGGTGTAAAAACCAGAAACTACATTACCTCATTGACACTTCACAAGCTCCCTGCGGCCATGCGAGCCAAGTATGAGGATTTTATGGCAGAGGGAAGTCTAATCGTTATGGAGGGAACAGTTCTCGACATGATACAAGTCTATGAGGACTTGGATGACTACATCATCAACTGCGGCTATGATGTGCGCTGTTTTGGTTACGACCCTTACAATGCACAAGAGTTTGTTAAGAGATGGACAGATGAAAATGGCCCGTTTGGAGTAGAGGTGGTTCGTCAGGGCGCGAGAACGGAATCTGTACCGTTGGGTGAACTAAAGAAACTGGCCGGAGAACGGATGCTGCTCTTCGATGAGGATCTGATTACTTTCTCTATGGGAAACTGCATCACTATGGAGGATACAAATGGTAACCGCAAGCTGCTGAAGAAGCGGTCTGATCAGAAGATCGACGCCGTGGCAGCTATGCTGGATGCTTATGTTGCCTATAAGCACAATCCAGAAGCATTTGAGTAGTTTTCCTAAATGTAGAAATGCTCGATGAATTCGCCGCAGATCTATTCAAGAGTCTGCGGATTTTTATACCCAAAAGCAATCGCAAATTTGCTTACAGACAGGAGGTGACCGCGATTGTGGATGTTTTACAACATTACGGTGTTCTCGGCATGAAGTGGGGCGTCCGCCGTTACCAGAACAAAGACGGCACCCTGACTAATGCTGGTCGAGCCAGGCTCGACAAAAAGGATGAGAAGTGGGCCAAGAAGAAGGGTGACTCCATCACCGAGAAAGCTCGGAAGAAGTCGACCAAGGAATTGGACCGTTATGCAGCGGAGCTGCTCCAAAACCCGAATGCTTTGACAAATCGTGGGAAATTAAGTGCCGCCACTGTCAATGCCTATAACCAGAGAATGGCAGAAGTGATGTCACAGAAGGTTTCTGATCTAAGGTCACCCTCCGGGAAAACGGTTCAGTTTGTGGCAAAGCGCGGCGAGATAGGCGTCATGATGGCTTTGGCCGATGCTGGGTATGACATGACTCAGCTAAAGAACGGTGTATGGGCTTCTGGCAAAATTGCCTATCGGAAGACCGTACTGGACAAGGTTTGATGGGTGGTGATGAAAGTGAAATATGAACTTGTTCACCATGGCATCAAAGGCATGAAGTGGGGCGTCCGCCGTTTTCAAAATGAAGACGGGAGTTTGACCAATGCCGGCCGAACACGCTATTCCGATGGTGAAGGAGTTGTCGCTCAGCGAAAGTCGACGGCTAAGAAGGTTGCTATTGGAACTGCCGCAGTTGCTGGCGTAGTCTTGACCGCCTATTTGGTTAAGAAGCATGGCGCCAAGAAGGCGGCTGAGCTTGCTGCAAAGGCAGAAACCGGAAAGGCTGTTGCTGAGAAATTGATGGCCTCTACTTCCGTTGCGTCAAAACCGGTCGGTCAACTTCAGACCCCTCGCCAAAACCTTCGACCAAGTGTAGAAACCGGAAAACGAGTCGCCGAGGAAGTTTCGAAGACGATCTCATCTTCGGCATCAAAACCGGTGAGCACAATTCAGTCTCCTCCGGCCTATGACTTTGCGGCCTTGATGAAGCAGAACGACGAGCTTCTCAAGAAAATGTATGCCGAATTACTGTCGTAACGGAGGTGAGAAAAGTGGAAATGGCATTCGGTTCCAGGCTGAAACATGCCTGGAACGCTTTTTTAGGTAACGAGTTTTTCAACTACCGTTATTCGCTGGGTCCCAGCTATTCCTATCGTCCAGACCGGCCAATTTTTAGCCGCGGAAATGAGAGATCGATCATCACCTCCGTTTACAATCGGATCGCGCTGGATGCTGCATCAGTCGCTATTCAGCATGTCCGTTTAGACGATGATGGCCGATTTACAGAGGTTATCGATTCCAGTTTGAATAACTGTTTGTCGTTGGAAGCGAATCTGGATCAGACTGGGCGCTCCTTCATTCAGGATGTGGTCATGTCTATGCTGGACGAAGGCTGCGTAGCCATCATCCCGACGGATACCGATATCGACCCAGAAAACGGTTCCTTCAAGATCGAAAAGATGCGAACCGGAAAAATCGTGGAATGGTACCCCAAACATGTGAAACTTCGCGTTTATAACGAGGACCGCGGGGAGAAGCAGGACATCGTCCTTCCGAAGAGCACGGTTGCTATTATCGAGAATCCATTTTTCGCGGTAATGAACGAACCTAACTCTACTATGCAACGATTGATCCGGAAACTCAATATCTTGGATGCGATTGACGAGCAAAGCGGTTCCGGAAAACTCAACCTTATTGTTCAGTTGCCCTACGTCATCAGGACGGAAGCAAGGCGTCAACAGGCGGAGAAACGCCGTAAAGATATCGAAGAACAGTTGGCTGGCTCCAAGTATGGTGTTGCTTATACCGACGGAACGGAGCATGTAGTCCAGCTGAACCGGCCCATCGACAACAATTTGATGTCCCAGATTGAATACTTAACGAGCATGCTTTACAGCCAGTTAGGAATCACTCAAGGGATTTTGGATGGTACTGCCGATGACCGAACGAAGCTGAACTATGACAATCGGACGATTGAACCAATTTTATCCGCTATCGTTGACGAAATGAAGAGGAAATTCCTCACCAAAACTGCTCGGTCACAGAAGCAGTCAATTCTGTTCTTCAGAGATCCGTTCAAGCTGGTGCCCATTGAAGGTATTGCCGAGATTGCCGACAAGATGACTCGAAATGAGATTATGACCTCGAATGAGATCCGGCAGA